AGAAAGAGAACTTTATCAAACGGAGTCGCCTGATACAGAATATCAAAGCATTGATAAGACTACAGACTTTGTTGAAATTATAGAATGTTATACAAAAATTGATTACGATAAAAAAGGAAAGCCAACATTAAGAAAAATTACAATGGGGGCCAACGAGTCTGTTATCTTAGATAACGAAGAAATAGATTACATACCTTTCTCTATGGTAACACCTATTCCTATGCCACATCTTTTCTACGGAATGAGTGTTGCAGATTTAGTAATGGATTTACAATTAATGAAGTCAACTGTCCTACGTCAAACAATGGACAACATGTACTTGCAAAACAATGCAAGACATTTAGTTATTGATGGGCAAGTACAATTAGATGATCTTATTACTTCACGTCCTGGTGGTATTGTTAGAACTAAAGGACCAGGTGCAGTAACCCCATTAGCTACGCCATCATTTTTAAATGAAGGTCTAGCAATGTTAGAAAAAATAGACCAACTTAAAGAAGCAAGAACTGGTATTTCTCGTTCTCAAATGGGAGCAGACCCTAATACGATACAAAAATCACACACAACAGCAACAAGTGTTAATGCGTTAGTTAATGCAGCAACACAGCGAATAGAACTTATTGCTCGTATTTTTGCAGAGACAGGTGTGAAAGATTTGTTCCGTTGCATTATGCAATTGGCAACAAAGTATCAAGATCAACCACGTATAATTCGTTTACGCAATCAGTTTGTAGAAATGAACCCTTCCGATTGGGCCGATAAAGAAATGGACGTATCTATACAAGTTGGTTTAGGTACAGGTAATACAGATCAACGTGTAAATTTATTATCACAAATTTTAAACATACAACAAATGCTTGTAAAGAATGGTGGCTTTGGACGTTTAGTAAACGAACAAAACATATACAACACATTAGAAAAGTTAGTTGTCAATGCAGGGTTTAAATCGGCAGAACCTTTCTTCTTAGACCCTACAACAGCACCACCTCCACAACCTCCACAGCCTAATCCAGTTATTCAAGCTGCTATGGCAGAGTTGGAAGTAGAAAAACAAAAAACAATGGCAACGCTAGAACAAAAGCGTGAAGAAATGATTTTTGATATGCAAAAGAAAATTTTAGAATTGGAAACAAAATTAAAAATTGAAGCAGAAAAAATTAATTCAGAAAAATTACGTAAGGCTGCTGAAATAGAAGTAGATTTAATTAAAACAAATGGACAAATGAATGGCTAATGAACAGATAGCAAACTTATTAGGAATACAACCAGGTGGAATGGGTTTGTATAATTACAATTATACTTTACCTAATTACAATACGTTATTAGCAAGTGGTTTAAATGAAGCACAAATTGCTAACCTAGACCCTAATTTTGCTACCTTCAATCAATTTCCATACAAAGCAAAACCAAATCCACAACAAAATTTTGCACAATATGAAGTTGTTCCACAAGTAGGTGGGTCAACTCCTAGTAACGATCAAGAAGATACGGAAGTTACAATTGATTATAACAATCAATCCGATACGAATAATACAAACAATGAAGTTATTTCAACACGATACGGAGATATTCGTGCAGATGATAAATTTAATACTGAAACATTAAATCTTGCTAGTGTTCCTTTGTCACAAATGAGTGAAGAAGAGATAATAAAATTTGGTCAAAGCAAAGGTTATATAGATGAAAATATGCGTGTTGTTGGTCCACAAGTAGCAGGACAAGGTATGAACTTTGCTTCTCCTATGATGGCTCTTGGTGCTAAAATGTTTGAAGCACCAATGCAAATGCTAAACGATAGACAATATAATAATTACATTAATGCTTTAACAAAAAAAGGAATGTATTCACAAGGTGGTCCAGGAGAAGTAGGGTTAGCTAATTTTTCAAGACGTTATCAAATGATGAAACAAAAAGCTGATTTTTATAACAATACTATTAATCAAATAAATCCAAACATTATTGGTTCGTCAAAAATAAAAATACCTGGAACAGCGAAATTTGTAAACTCTTTAGTTAATCAATACTCTCCTCATGGTCAACAAAGTGATGTTGTGTATCATACACAATCTGGTGGTTATTATGAACCAAGTACAGGTAAGTTTATGACTGGTTATGGTCAAACTGTAGCTCATGGTTCTTTGCAAGATGCAGTTGATACTATTATGGCAGCAGCAGCTACAGGAAATGTTTCTACTGTTCCTGATAAATTCTTAACAGATAAATACAAAGATACAATTAAAGCATTAATCAAACGTGGAGACTTTACACAAGATCAAGGTAATGAAATTATTACAGCAATTAATACAATAAAAACTGATAATAAACCTAAAAAAGAAATTAATAAAAAGAAAGATTACGAACCTAAATATAATACAGGTGGTAATGATGGAATGTCACAATCAGATAATCAACAGAATAATGTATATGTTCCATATTCAAGTAGCAGTAATCTTTATCGAGGAAATACAAGTTACGGAGACGCAGATGATTATACTGATGATAGTTCAGGAGTATAAAATATGTCAAAAGAAATTCATCTAGGAAATCAAGCAAAGAGAATACTAGAAGACGAAATTTTTACTGATGCAGTAAAAAAGATCGAAGATAGATTAAACCAAGAATGGTTAGCATCTCCTCTTCGAGATACCGAAGCAAGAGAAAAAATATTTCTCATGCGTAAAATGTTAGAAACGATTATCAACGAAATTACTTCTGTGATGGACACAGGAAAATTGGCGAATAAAAAACTTTCTGACATTCATCAATAATTTTATATAAAATTAAGGAGATAAAATGGCAGATCAACCTGTAAAGGAATCTGTTGAGCTATCACAGCACACAGCAGAAAACGAAATCATCAACCTTTTAAATACTTCGCAAGAAGATATTGCCACAGATACAAGGAATGAGGACGAACCACAAGAGACGAAAGTAGAACAACCTACTAAAGTTGAAAGTGAAGAGCAGGAATTAACCCCTGACGATTTGGAATTAGCATCGGAAGACACCACAACGGAAACTGACGAGCAACTTTATGAAGTCAAAGTCAATGGCGAGACAATTAAAGTTACTTTAGATGAATTACAAAGTGGTTACGCTAAAGATTCTGATTACCGACAAAAAACATCTAAGTTAAGTGAAGAACGTAAAACTCTTGAAGTAGAACGTCAAAAGATCTTAGATGAAATGAACGTGGCTAATCAAAAAAAATCCGAATACGTTAAACGACTTGAAGAAGTTGTTAGCAATTTTGATAAACCTAGTATGTCTGAATCTGATTTGGAAAAACTCTATGAAGAAGATCCAACAGAATATGTAAAAGTACAAGCTAGATTAACAAAAGAACGTGAACATCAAAATAGATTACGAGCTGAACTGGAAAAAGAACAGCAAGAACAAAAAGCAGAATATCAAACTAAGTTACAAACTCTTTTAAAACAAGAGCAACAAAAACTTGTTGAAAAACTGCCTGTATTTGCTGACCCAGATAAAGCTCCTAAAATCCAAAATGATATTAAAAACTTTTTAATAACACAAGGATTTACAGAAACGGAATTACAAAATTTAACTGATCATAGAACAGTTTTGGTAGCGTACAACGCAATGCAATTAGATAATTTAAAAAAAGCAAAACTAGATAAAAAGAAAGTTAAACGAGTTCCTAAAGTAACTACCTCTGGTTCACAGCCAACATCTTCGGAAGAGACGTCTGCTATTCAAAAAGCAATGGCTTCTTTAAAAAGCAATCCCAATAAGGGGAATGATAAAAAAGCAAAAGATGCTTTTCTTGCTTGGACAGAAGCTCAACAACTTTAGGAGAAAATTATCATGGCACAGCCAGGAAATACTTTTGATACCTATGATATGAAAGGCATCAGGGAGCAGCTAGAGGACATTATATATTCAATAAGTCCAACAGATACCCCAATGTTTTCTAGCATGGGTAAAGGCAAAGCTACTAACACACAGTTTAAGTGGCTTACAGACTCTTTAGCAGCAGCAAGTGCATCAAACTTTCAAGTAGAAGGAGACGACTACGCAGCAACGGCACAGGTGGCTACAAAAGAACTTCACAACTACACGCAAATCTATGCAAAAAACTTTATCATTACTGGTACAGACGATGCAGTAGATGCTGCTGGACGCAGCACTCAATTAGCATATAGCCTCGCAAAAAATAGCAAGGAGCTGAAAAGAGACGTCGAAGCAGGTATTTGCCAAGCTAACGTAATCCCAACTGTAGGTGCATCAAATGCAGCTAGAAAAACAGCAGGGTTAAGAACTTGGATAAATACAAACTCTTCTTTAGGTGCAGGTGGAGCAGTTGCAGCACATACTAATGGTGTTCCAACTGGTACTGCAACTGATGGTACTCAAAGAGCTTTCGCAGAGTCTATGTTAAAAGAAGTAATCAGAGAATGTTATGTTGCAGGTGGAAACCCAGACACTATTATGGTGGGTCCATTTAATAAACAAGCTATCTCTGGTTTTACA